TCCCTTCCACTTCTGCAAAGCTATAGCATGACTCTTAGTTACATATGGAAGTCTGAATGAATAAGGAGTATTGAACTTAGCTCCATCTATAGAGCTCACTCCTTCATCCTGGAATTTATAGTAATCATCTGCCTGGATCTCAAAGCTCATAGCTCCAGTAGGAAAGTAAACTACTGACTGTGCTAGTGCTCCAGTATTAGATGCATTATTCTGGATATATGTCTTAAAGTCCTGAGTGACTTGATTAGCTATTGAGAGAATAAGCTTCTCATAAGCACTCTCTGGCTGTTGCAGCTCAGATTCACTGAAGCCCAATGTATCTAAAAAATCAAGATCAGCCATGCTTTCTATTTATGTATTCCTGTTCTGTTCTTAGCTTAAAGAAATTCATCCACCACATAGTCTTAACATAAGGCTGCTTTAAGATATCTTCCACTTGCTTATTAAGTTCTTTAGCCAGGTTGATGATGATCTTTGTCCAGCTGAACCACTCACTGTCTGAGATAGACTCTTCTCTATTTTCCTCTTCTGTATCTCCATCCTCATCATCTGTATTCCTAACATAGCGAGCTTCCGCTGTCTTGAGCTGTGCAAAAAAAAACCGAACACATTCAGAAACTCATCCCCAGGAAAGGAGCTCTTAAATAGCTCAGCTCTCTTAGCATTGGGATTAAGCACTCTTCCTCTATCATCCTCCTGGCAGTATTCCATACCTTCCTCTATGTACAGGATAGCCAGTGCTTCATGTGGAGATTCATGTACATTCTCAATGAGCTTGAGATCTACTATCTGGCCTGTGCTGATCAGTGCGAAGTCCTTCTGAAATACATATACCTTCCCATCTATTTCTATCCTTCCTGTAGGCTCTGCTGATCTGAATTCACTGAGCATAGTAATCAAGTGAGCTGAGATCTTGAGAACATCATCTATATGACCTTTCCTTACTTTATTCATTGGTAGATCACTGAAGATGCTGATAAGCTGCACCTGGAAGTCCAGCAGATTATTAAGATCATCTTTTCTCTCCTGTATAAATGGAGCTATATGTAGCCACTTGACAAGCTGATCTGGCCTACATTCCTTTATTGTTCTAGGTACTGATATATTCATCTTATGCTCTTAGTATTTTATATTGACCTCTTCTGCTATAGTGCTTCCTACAGTGCCATGCTAGAGCTGTGCTGATCACTCCATCATCATGCATCCCATCTGGAGCAGAGTACTTCACTGATCTAGTATTGACGTTATAAATATAAGTAAAAGCTTCGAGCTCATCAAGTAGCCAGGTCTCATCCAGTACCTTGATCTCCTTCTGTTCAAAGCTCACAGCTAGATCTTCTATCAGCACAGGCTTACTACTGGAGCTGGTGACAAATGGCTCTACTAGATTTCTGCACTTATGCTGGAGCATCTCATAGAATACATCTCCTTGATTATTCACCTCTACCAATGTGAGAGCATTCCACTTCCTTATCTCATCAGCTACCTTATCAATGATCCTGGACCATTCCTCATGTCTCCATCTATTGACAGCAACTTGCTCTCCTTTGTCATTCAAGATAGTGAGCACAGTGTAATCATCAGCTCTACCTATATCTAGACCTCCATACATCTTAGCAGTTTTCTCTCCTTTGCCTATGCAGTCTCTCACGTTCCTAAAGATGCCAGATGCATTATCAATAAACTCAGCTAGATACTCCTGTCTGAAGATATGATCTGGAAGGGATCTCTTTCTCTCCTCTAGATCTTGATGATCTATCAGAGGATTCTCAAAGCTGGTGAAGTGAAAGTACTTATATCTCTTGTCATAGTTATGCTGCATACAGATTCTGTGGAAGTGATTCCTTCCTTTAGGAGTAGATATGAAGATCACTTTCTTTCCTTTGACTAATACTGTAGCAGATAGAACCTCATCCCAGAGCTCTGATCTGGTGAAGGCCATCTCATCCACTATGAGATAGTCAAATGTATTCCCTCTGATATTATCTGGCTTCTCTCCAGAGAAGAATGTGATAGTAGATCCAAAGCCCTTGATCCAGAGATCTGACTTATGGAATTCAAATAGGCCACTTCCTCTAGTGACTTTCTCCATCTCATCAAAGACTTTTTTACTCTGCTTGTATACTGGAGTGATCCAGGCTATATTACATCCTTTATCATTGATTGCCCAGTACAGCATCTGATTAATGCCTAGCATAGTTTTGCCGAACTGCCTACCAATATTGAGAGCATAGTACTTATATTCTCCATGATTAATTGAATCATGGATTAATCTCTGATTATCATGTGGCTTATATCCTTTTATAGTACTCATAAAAAAAGAGGAGCTGTAGATCTCCTCTATTCTGTTGACCTAACTAACCATTAAACTTATAAAAAAAAGAGTATACAAATATAGAGACTTTATACATCAAAGTCAAATTTCTCTACTTGTTTTGTTTCAATATGCTGTCTATCATGCATTCCAAACTTATTCTTTGCATAGAAGATTCCTTTGCCTTCATTAGCTACTATGTTCTTTCCTAGGCCTATAAATTCACTATCTATGTTTTTTATAGTGTGACTTTTGTCTCCTTCCTCTCTCAGCCATCTATACCATGTTCTTCTCTCTAAAAGTTTCATGTCATGCTTTAAAGGAATCCATATAGACAGAAAATAGTCAATAGTAGGAATCATCCTATCTTGAACATAAACAATCTGCCCTTTATTAGATACTACTTCCTTAGTATGACAAAGGCATTCCTGTATATATTCCCATGCTAGATCTTCTAGCTTATCTACTATTTCCTGTGAATATGACATAGCTATACTATTACTTATGTTTTTTTGTTCTGGAATCCTTAGAGTTCTGATTATTAATAGTATAAGAAGAAGCACATACAGCATATCTCTGCTGTGGTATCTCATACTCTTGTTTCATCTTCTCATCACTCATACATCTCTGAATGAATTCTGATTCTGTCTCTTGTGCTGTTGGCTTAGGTATTGGCATCACTTACAGTATTTAATATAGAATGTATAAGGCACTACTTTGAGCTTAGCTAGTATCCAGATCAGCATCCTGTACTTTTTAAAGTTGTACTTCTCAAAGTTATCTCTAGACTGTATCCTGGAATCTATAAGCTTTAATATTCTATGTTTATCTGTTCCTAGTTTCTCAGTATCGAATGTGGAAGGAATACTGAATATATCTCTAGCTTCCTGTTTTGATAGCTTGCCAGATCTCACTTGAGCTGATAAGTATACTATTCTCTTATCTATCTTGAACTTCTGAGGCAGCAGATAGCTTCCTACGAATTCAGTGTAAACATTCTCACAGTGCTTACCTCCATAATCTTTCCAGTTTATGAATGACTTCATCTCTTGATCCAGTACTTCTCTATTAAGTCCATAGTGAAAAGGTCTGACATTCTTAATACCTTTCCAGGCATAGAATAGCTGATCTTTAAAAGTGAATAGAGGATAATTCTTAAGTCTTAAGCCAGAGTGAGCTTTGTATACTGACTGGATATATTTAGCATCCATGTAGGTCCATCCTTTTGGAGTAGATCCTTCAGTCCTAAAGTCATGACCATTCAGAATGTATTTGATTCCATACTTATGAGCTGTATCATACATGAGCTTAGTCATGGCTATATCATTAGGGATATCAGCATCTGGAATGCCAGCTGCCAGGAATGAATCATTAAGCAGATCATATTCTGTCTTATTAACCATGTATACAATACAGTCTACTCCTAATCTAGTCACTAGGTTTGTCATGTTACTCAGAGCTTCTGGAGCATTCCAGTTATTATCAAAGTGAATCACTAAAGGCCTTAGATTCCACTTAGTGACAGCTGCATAGAGAAGCGTGCTGGAGTCTATTCCTCCAGATATCCCCATTATGCAGTCATACTTCTGTTTAGCTCCAGCTTTTCTGATCTTGTTTAGTACTTTGTTTAGATCCTGTGGATTAGACTGTCTCTCCAGCTCATCATGCAGATCACAGTATTCACATTGAGTATCTCCTATCTTAGCTATCTCGCTAGTGAATAGGCATCTATTACATTCATTCATTTTAGTATAATTTGAAAATAGCTTGTATTAAGCTTAGTGTATATTACATCATATTGAGTGAAATCCTCTGGAGTGATATTGCACCAGATATGCTCTGGATCACATTCCTCAGGCTCATCTAATGGAAGTGATATCACTAGATAATTACAGTAGTATAAACATCTATCTATGATCTCATATGGATTCTCCAGATGTTCTAAGGTTTCAGCTATGATAATTACATCATAATAATCTGAAGGATCTTCATATCTTATATCCAGGAGCTTCACATGATCTACATAGTTTGCAGCTTTGTCTAGTGCCATTAGTGAGAAGTCTGATCCAGTGTATATGATCTCTGGAAAGCATTCCTTCAGATACTGAGCTCCTATTCCAGTCCCACATCCGATCTCTAGTACTGTCTTGAATTGTATATTCTGGAGTATCTCTTCCAGTTGCTCATAAATGATAAGTCTATCCTCTTCTCTATCTATTGAAGCATAGTAGTCATTCCAGAATGTAGCTGTATTTGTATTAGGTTTATTTGTTAAGCGTTTCATGGAGTATATGTATATCTGAGAAGTGAGTATTAAGTATTGAGAGATCTTCTATCTTCTGGCTCTTTAGAGATCCACTCCAGTGATCCAGGAACTTATGTTTGTTTATCCACTTGTTAGTACTGATACTCATCAGCCTCACATTCATAGGATCATTAGGAATGACAGCTATCTTCTCTCTTAGTCTCAGCACCTTCTGATACATAGACCAGTCCAGTCCAGAGTTAAGTACATTCTCAAAAGGAGTCCAGTTCATTTTTTTAATGAGCTCTCTTGATAGTACTCTTCCTATTCCTATAGGCTCATTCATTCTGAGCTTATCCTTGTATCCATCCCAGTGTACTAGTCTGATCTGATCAGCTACATCTACAAAGTGACATCCTAGCATTCCTATCATTGAAAAGTTTAGATTCTGCTTGACTATATCAATATACTCCTGTGAGCACCAGTCAGAAGATCCCATAAAGATCACTGCATCTGGATCATAGAACTTAGCAGCCTGGAATCCTACATTCCACTTATGACCTAGAGGATTATTAGATGCTAAGCAGAATTCTATATTCAAGTCCTTAGCTATCTCTTTAGTCTCTGGCTCATGGCCTATAAGCACAGGAGTTATCCCTTGAAGCTGTAGCCTGGAAGCTGTTAGCTTTACTAGCTCATGTCTTCCAAAAACTGGTATTGGAGCTATTATCTTCATGAGAATATTTTAATCATTCCTATCCAGAATATGACATTAATCACTAGAATAGCTGCCCAGATCCAGATCATCATATTTCGTTCTTTACGAAGTAGATCGCCTGAGCTAGATTCCTGAAGCCTTTTGAGGTGGCTAAGTAGTATATCTTCCTCTTTCTCTTCCATATCTTCCATATCGGTTTTCTTACATATTTAATTTTATAGATATAGTATACTCCCAGGTCTTTATCCTCTTTAATCATATAATTCCCTAGGTTTATCCTTGTCATAGATCTTTTATGTAGTTATAACATATCACTAGTCCATCAGCTCTCATGCATACAAAGATATCATTATGCTCATCATAGAATAAGAGTCTCACTTGCTCATACATGATGCCATCCTTAGATGCTAGTACTTGAGTATTATCCATTAGTGAGCTCTTCTATTAGTTTCTCTCTCTTTAGGTTGCCTATGATTCCCTGAGCTTTGGCCATATCTTTGAGCTCTCTATAAGACATCTCTTCCAGAGTTTTCTGCTTCACTCCTATGAATGTGATATTAGGCTTAATCTTGATAGCTGGCTCTGAAGTATTGAGCTCTGCTACCAGATCTCTCATTCCATTCCTTATGCAAGTACCACATTTGATATTGAGTGATTTATTAAACTTGCTTCTGTACCAGGTAGCCAGATCTTGCTTCTCTTGATTAGATAGATTAAAGCTCTGAGTTCTATGGAATCTCTCTGCCTGAGCTCTTAAATTATCGCTTATATTCATAAATTAGTATTAAGTCTGAGATTAAATATGCTAGGAATCCCAATGGGAATAGCTGCCAGTCTACTATTAGGCAGATAATTAAACAGCTCCAGAATGATAGGCAGCTCTGACAGTTCAGAGGCTTAATATCTGCAAGGGGAAGAGTCATCAGTGCTCTCGAGAATCCTATAGCTATTAGGGGAATTAAGTAGTACATCATGCTTAAATTTCTTTAGTGCTTTGTTAATTGTATCCAGTGAGATACCAGTCTCTGATCTGATCTCTCTATAAGTCATTCCACAAATATACATCTTAGCTATCTCTTTACAAAATAGCTCATTGTCATCTGTAGGAGATTGATCTAAGTATCCTCTGAATATCTTCTGAGCTTCTGAAGGAGATTCCTCTTCCTCCTTTGCTGGAATGTATTCTGTGATCTCTACATTCTGAGGAGATTTAAAAGTCCTATTGAAGTCACTTTCTCTCCAGTTCCATTGATTGTAGGCAAATTTTGCGAATGTTCTAGGAAGCTCTTCCTCAGTTAGATCATACTTCTGTAGGAGAATGTACACATGAGACACTAGATCAGCATGAAGCTCATGACCTCCACTGATCTTTAGTGCTATCTCATATGCTTGTTTATTCCAGAATGACATCTATCGCTAAGATAATAAGAATCTCATAGCTTTGTTAATAAAGTCTTGATTAACTTTCTCACCTTTCATGAATCTCCACAGCTGCATATATGTCACATTCATATCATCAGCTATGAAAGAGAGCTTATATCTCTTTGTGACTCTGGCCTTAATCTGCTCTCTGATCCAGTCAGTAAACTCACCAGTTAAGATCTGAACTTCCATTCTGTTCTTTGTTATATGGCTCTGATATTTTGGCACTGAAGTAGTTTACTCCCTTCTCAGAAGTTCTCTGCCAGAGTGCTATCTGCATCTCTTTGCCGTTTATATCTATCTTTCCTTTCCATTGAGGCTGATTGCCTGTGCTATTCTCATTCTTGAAGATAGCTCCTGTGTTCTCTTTGTTAGTCATTGTTATCTGTATTAAAATAGTTACCAATTAATTGCTTATCAAGCTCCTCCTGTAGCTGATTTGCTAATTCTACAGCTTTCACTATTAAGTGATTAGTAGCTGTGCCTTTGTTATGTGCTATCAATGCACATAAGATGTCTAGTGCTGCCTGTTGTTTATTCATTTTATTCTGATTTAAAGGTTTCATTGTAGTATCTTTCAGCTGGATAAAACTCATACAAATCAGCATTATTCCATCCTTCATTGTAAAAATCTATCATCTGATCCTTCTCCATTGCTTTTGCTTGTTCAAATAACTCATTGAATGATTTATCATTAACAAATACATATGTCAATTTTTCTTTTAAAAAGTCTACTGCTGTTTTTTTCATATTATCCTCTTTTTATATCCATTAACTATATCCAGGATGAAATCCATCCTTTCCTCTGGAGATTCAAAGCCAGTAATTAGCTCAGTGAGTACTTCCTGGAGGATCGCTACTTGTTTATTAACATCATGCTTATACAAAGTTCTAGCTATTTTTATCATATAATCATTATAATCTTTCTTATCTGGATCAAAAAATACATGATCTTCTATCCAGTCTATTATAGTATCATTCATTTTTTCTCTAATTCGTTATAACAAATATCATAGAATTCACTGCAGAGCTTCAAGTGCTCCATCATTTTCCACTCCTTCTCTAGATCTCTCTCATATCTGAGCACAGTGATTCTCTTTGAAGGAGCTATATGAGATACTCTATGCAGTGATAGATCATCCCAGTCATTGAGAAGTCCAAATATATCAAGAGGATCTGTATCTACCATGCAATAAATAAGCTCTGCATAAGGCTTATCATAAAGACACATATAAGCAGTGAGCTGCCATTCATAGAGTTTAGCATTAGTTTTCTTCTCAGCTTCTAGTACTGTAGCTGGAAAGCTATCCAGATCCCAGGAAGTTTTAATATCTATGATTCCATCAGAGATGATATCACATTCTCCAGTTAAGAATTCATTCTCTATTCTTAGATCATTCTTCTGATAAGTCTCTAATCTTACCATATTAAGCAGATCTATGCTGTCCTGTTCCTGTACTATTCCTTTCTTAACTTTCCTATCATTAAGCTCTGAGCTGTAGCCGTAGTAGTGCTTTTTAGCTAGTAGCATTATCTCAGTTCTAGCTCCTTCTGATAGAGGCTCAGACTTGCTCCTACTGGCAGTCATAAGCTTTCCTATTTGTGATGCTCTAAACTTCATAGCTGATGCAGTATTAAGATATCTTTCTGTGCTGTAGTGAGATCATATGTATCCATGAACTTCTGCACTGGCCACTTGTTAGTCCCAGCTTTCACGCTTTCTAGATATTTATTCAACATCTCATCTGATACTGTAGGCTGCTTAGTATTCACTGCCTGAGCTACTGAGTTCCCATCATCATCATCAGTCGTACTAATCGATAAACAACTAGTCAAAGTATACCTCCTGTAGTAAGAAATGGCAGATCCCAGCTTCTGGGGATCATTTAAAGCTGGAAGAGTCATGAAGCTGCTTATATGCTCTCCAGAATCAATGTCTACTATGAATGTATAGACTTTATTATCTTCAATAGGCTGCAAACATACTAAGCCATTCTCATATAAAATAGGATCTATTATCTCCAGTACAGAATTTAGATCAGCATACTTATAGGAGAATTTCTCTCCTTTGGCTGTTTTGCTCTTATGAATCTTTCCTATGGATTGCTTAGCCTTCCATATTTTCATGTAAATACTGACATTGCCAGTGCTCTCTTTTTTCATATTTATTTATTTAAGGTTTTACAAATATAAGGTTATTTTTTCAATTCTGATAGGAATTTATCATACCATTCAATAAAAGTATCAAATTCTCTAGCGATTATATAGATTCCTCCAGCAGATTCTATAGCTTCCTGATATTTCTTCTGAGCTTCAGACTGCACATCTCTGCCATATTTTACCTCTACTTTCACTGATCTTCCATAAATGGTAGCTGAGATATCTGCAGATCCTTTAGTACTTCCAGAAGGAGTATACTTTCCTTTACCTACTACTCTAGTGATCCCATCCATATCTTTGACTTTCTTAGCTTCCCTATATACTCCCATCGTATTTATCCTCTCAGCCTGCCAGCCTGACATTATTAGAAACTTTACTATAGATTTTGTGAGCTCATTAGCTGAATTATCTTTGAATGCTGTATATGCCAGAGCATAAAGAGGCACTGAGGGATATTTCTTAGTGAGATATGCTGTCTCTAGGACCTTTAATCTGGCTTTGTTTTCTTTATTCATGTCAATGCGTTTAAATATTTAATGTATCTATCCTTATCTCTTCTGCTCAGAATGAAAGCTGTATCCATTTTAAGGAGATCTGAGTGATAGATCTTAAATCTCTTATAGGATTTCTTATCATGTAGCCTGTGATATAAGTCTGAGCTCATTACAAAGCATAGTTTTTTAGGATCTGTATCCTTCATTTTTGTTTCCTGGAATGTTTCCAGCATCTGATCTAAGATCTCTTCTGTTGTTTTCATTGTATATTTATTTAAAATGGTGCATCTGATCCTGGAGTGAATTCATCTGTAGGCTCTTGATCCAGATCCTCGAATTCTATCCAGCGAAGGTTATTTGTTTTACCTTCTATTATTCTGTACTCTTTATACATTCCATAAGACTTAAGCCAGGAAGTAAATTTCTTTTTTGTTAGCCACTTAGCCAGATCAGAATACTCCTCCACTAGCTTAGTATACAGCTCATCTTTGTAGAGTCTAGTGTTCACTGGTATATTATCATCCTCACTCCATTCATAGAACTCATATGAAGTCTCTTTGATATACTTCCTCACTTCCAGATTATTGAAGTCATGCTTTATAAGTCCATGCTGTAGATAGAACTGGCAGCATGAGATCATATAGGAATCAAATCTCTTCCATTCCTCATCATTCCAGTCCTCAAAGAGCATATGTCCGAACTCATCTACTGGAGAGTGCATATGAGAGAAATAATCAGACATCTCTACTTCAAATTTTCTACGTTCAAAACTTCCTCCTACCCCTCCTATAGTGTAGTTAGTAGTGATTATAATCTTAGGAGATTTCTGCACTGGAAGCTTTACAGCTGGCTGTCCTTTGTATTCCAGAGTAATTCCTTCAGTCACTACTGAGAAGAGACTCTCAAAGCCAAAGTTCTTTTTAACATCATCAAATACCAGGAGCTGAGTATCAGTGCTAACTGTCTGATAGGGGAATGATCTTGTAAATTCAAAGGTCTTTCCATCTATGGAGCTCACATTCTTAAGTTTACTGAGTGCATTCCAGAAAAGTCCCTTTCCAGATCCTCCATTGGGATTCTCAGATATAGTCTCATCATTGAAGATAATAGCTCTATTGTTAGCTGATGTCTTATAGGAATGCATAAGATAGCCTATCACTGACTTAAAGCTCTCATACTTTGAAGGATTCTTCCCAGCTATTAGCCAGATAAATGTTCTGAATTCACTATCATGATGATCAGAAGGAATATAGTCTCTGTCAATTATCTGTTTCTTCCAGATATAGCCTGGCATATCAATATAATCAAGCTGTTCTATGCCATCCTTAGTGATTCTCACAGCACAATTACGATAATAGAGATAGCACTCAGTAGCAGTATCTTCTATCATCTCTATCTCAGCACTATCTAGCATGGAGAGGAAGTTGCTCTCAAAGTACTTAGTACTGGCTGCCATCATATCATAGGCCATGAAACCATGATCCTCTCTCTCCATAAGCTTGCTCAGTACAAAATCCTTGATTCTATCCTTATTAGTTTCTTCTATCAAGTTCTGATCTTTCTTAATAAAGCTGTAGGTAGTGCTATTAGATGGAAAGTACTTATAAAAGTTGTTCTGCTGTAGCCAGAATTTAAACTTATGCACTACTAGAGATATCCTTCCATTCTTATCATACTTCCAGAATTCATCTATAGAGATAGTTTCTTTTATTCCTTCCACTGACTTCTCTATCTCATCACTGGAATACTCTGGAAAGTTATTGACTATATCCTTCACTGACTTCCCAGATCTGATATGCTTCTCTATTCTCTCTCTTGTCTGAGTATCTTCAAAGAATCTAGATCCAAAATCAGCAGTATTCTTATAAGCACTATCTAGAAGCTTCAGAATCTCCTTATCCTTTCCTCCCTCATCAAATTTAAGCAGTACATTCTGAGCTTCATGCTTATGGATTCCAAATGAATTCAAAGCTCTGGCCAGCTTAAAGAGATTATTATTCTTCTGTCCTGGAATCATTCCATATTTCTTATCCCACCATATTAGAAGATTCTCTATGATTCTATTATCTGACTTCACTGGAAGGAGCACAGTCTCATATCCTATCTCATCCATCTCTGGAGCTTCAAATTTAGTCCAGATCTCAGCTTTCTGATTGATATAGATCTCAGGATCATAGCTCTCAAAACAGAATCTATCTAGATTAGATCCAGAATCATCCCAGTATGGAGAATTAAAGTGATGTTTTAAGGCATCAAAATACCCTTTGTGATTCTCAGAAGTGCTGATCTTGATTAATACTTTCACTCCTCTTCCAGATGGAGAGATCCAGGCTGCAAATATATGTTTATCCTTTATCAGCTCTTTTTTATACTGCTCAGCATTATCCATATCATCAAAATCCAGGATAATTAATCCAGATCTTTGATCTATTCCAGCTACTGATCTGTGCTTGAATGTGCCATTGAAACAAACTCCTGGAAGATTAGTCTTAAGCACTCTCTGCTCTTCCTTAGTTGCTGCTCTTATTTTTTCTACTAGCTCTCTGCTATTCCCATTCCTTATCCTGTCCAGGCAGTATGAGAGATCCATGTGAAAAGGATTAGAGACATCCTTCACAGTTTTGAATAAACTTACTTTGTAATACATTGAATTTTAAAAAAATTTTAATTAGTACCTATAATGTGTACCTATAATTGCACTTGATAATCAACTAGTTAGCTTCCTCTGGTACACATTGACGCATTATTTTACCCTTTTCACCCCTCAAGTTTTCAAAAACAGCGAAAATAGGTAAAAAATAATAATATATATATATATAGGGAAGCCTTAAAGTGTACTAAAGTACCTACTCAATATGCTCCAGATAGACATCATGTAAATCCTGGAATGTTTTAATATCTCCTAGCTTATCTAGAAAGTCCTTATTAACTCTCATTTTTATATTTAATGTAGCTACATCCTGGAAGATATCCTCCAGATAGATCCTTAACTCATCTCCTTTAGAGAATCCTTCCAGCATCTGAGTCTCAAAATCCTCCTTTATTGGTTTAATTGTGTTTAGATATTGCTTGTCATTGACTAGAGTCCATGCTTCATGCATCTTGATTCCATGCAATACACTAGCATGATCCTTTCTAAACATATGGCCTATCTCCTGAAGAGTGCAGTTTTTTCTAAGCTCAAAGTACAAATAGAATCTTTGATAAACTAAAGTCTGAGATCTGCTGTCCAGATCTAGTCCATATTGTTTTATTAAGTGCTTTGCTATTCTAATTCTAGCGATCTCCTGTTTTGTTTTCTCCTTATTTTTCATAATTTACCTCTATCTTTGTATCCTTTAATAATTCTATCAGTGCTTCATTCAATGGTATCCATTTAATCCATTTATCATCTTCATCATATAAACCTATCATAGTAACTTTTATATGTTGACCAAATTTATCAGGCTCTATGTTCATCTTTTTAATCTTAATATATCCTTTCATAATTTCTCTATTTTATATCCCCATTCAATATACTGCTGCAGCGTATCTAGCTCATCTGTATTTTTATAAACAAATTCCTCTTGTCTTAAATAACCTCTAGCATCTTCAAAACAATACCACCAATAGCCTCCTTCTGGCTCTACGCTATCCTCTAGCCATACTCTATATTTATTAAATGGTATCATAGTCCATTTAGTTCCATATATATTAGGACCATTATATTTTTTTAAATATTCATCTATGTTTTTTGTTAAAATTTCTCTAGTATGAATATTTCCAGTTATGGGATGTTCAATCTGCATTAATACTGGTATTCTCTTTGTGGCTTTTTTCATATCAATTCTACTTTTTTAATTAACTGAGGCCACATATCAGCTCTCTTTATTGCATCCTCTGGTGAATTCGCCTGGAGAGTTCTATATCCTATTCTCCACTTATATCCATCATTGAATCTGTATGTGATTTTATAGTACTTCATTGGAGCTGTTTTGGATCATTAATACTCTTAAATAATTCAGAAGCTGTATCTAGCTTTCCAGTAGCTTTGATATATTCCATCTCTACCTTAGCTGAGTTTATTAATACGCTACCTATTGAAGCTATAGCCTTAGCTTTGTTGACTTCCTGTTGAATTTGATCTGCTGTCAGATCATCATTATCAATTCTCTCCAGTGCTGCGAATAGATGATCTCTTAGATCACTTATTTTGTTCCTTGCCATTTATCTTTCTTATTAGTTTGTTAGTTAATTTCATTACTTGTCTTAATGGAGCTGGATATCTTTGAATAGTATTCCTGTCCATATTCTCATTATAGGTTATTATCTCCAGATTCTCTATGGTACAATTCATTGAATTTTTATCCTTGAAAACTATTATATGTCCTTTTGGAATAGATCCATGATGAAGCTTCCAGAGATATCTATGATAGAGTTCCCATTGAGAATCTGCTAGCTTAATATATTTGTATTCTGCTCCACTCTTATCTCTTCTGATGCTGATATCTAAATCCTGTTTAGTATTGTGAGGCTTATTCCCTTTCTTAAAGAATGTAGTAGATACTTTTTGATAAACATCAGAAGGCATTTTCTTTCCTTTATTATGAGGGATCATTCCTTTTTTAAACTCAGTACCTGGAGATCTTCTGATTCCTTTAGGGAATCTACCAGAATCTGTAGTATTATTATACTCATCTGATTTCTTAAGTCCCATATCATGAGCTCTATTATAGACTTGACTTAATGTGAGTCCTAGATCCTCAGCTATTTTCTTAGTAGGCTCATGAGGATATCTCTTCCTTATCTCTTCTAGTATATTCATAACCTAAATTTAGCATCACAGTATCTGAGATAGAGCTGTACATCAAAGCTCCCTCCTTTATCTTCATTGAATGATTTCATTCTCCACCAGTGCATCCTTCTGACTAGAGGATAATTTAACTGAGTGAATTCATTCTCCTTCTGTTTCTTCATCTTCATATTCTTCATAGCCTGTACCATTACATTGTTCACACATATATTCTTTTACACATCCACCGCAGCACATTGAAGCTGGCAGATCACATTCTACTACTTCCTCATATCCTTCTCCGTAGCAGTTGCTGCACTCTCTTTCCATATGCTCATTAATTTATCCATTATTATTCTATAGCTGTGCATGAGAGCTGATTGCTTATCTTCCATCTCAAACTCTTCATGAATCAATCTCTGGATAGCATCCTGTGCATAGTGATTCATGCTTGACTCAGATAGCCACATCTGCTTTCTCCTATCAATAGATTCAAGTTCATACTGGCAGTCTATGATTCTATCCCAGAGATCATCTGCTGCTGCCTTAAAGCTGTTTATTTGTTTAATATCTCTCATATTGATTCTATTATCCCAATGATTAAACCTAATAGATAAACTGCTAAAGCGAATTTTAAAAATTTCATACCTCTTTTTTTTAGTTTTGTGCCTTATTGACTCTGCTAAATTACTATTTATTTCATAACTGCAAAACTTTTTAAACAAATTTTTAATTATTTATTCAACTTTTTAACAAAATACCAGTGTTTATAGGCAAAAAAAACCTGTCAAATTAATGACAGGCTTACCACTTAAATCAGAAAAAGTGCTTAAAGAAGCTTCTTTATAAAGTTAACTACCTTAGAAATGATACCTTTTTGATCAGTCACTTCTATTGTAGTACCTTGATTATCTTTTTTTACATTAACATCTACCTTATCAGAGTCTACTGTGAAGATAGCTTCATCATTATGCTTCTCATAGTTAATATCTACCTTATCAGAGTCTACATTAACAGAAGTCTTTCCATCCTTTCTGGAGATTTTAACATCTACTTTCTTAGTATCAATGTTTACATTGAGATCTTTTTTCTTTCTAGGCATCACTTAATATATGGAATGTATACTGTTTTCCCAGCTCGCTTCACAGCTCTGAGAACTTGCTTTCTATTCTTTACTGGAGAGTATGAGATATGGAACCAATCAGCTGCTGTATCAGTGCCGAATTCATATATGAGCTGATCAAATTGAACATTATCAATGATCCAGTTAAATAGCTTTCTATCATGTAGATCTAGATCCAGTGCTTCACCTTTGCAGTGTTGTGATGTTTTACTGCCTCCTATCTTCTTATTCAAGAGCAGTGAGCGAAATCCACTATTCACTCTAATAGGTTTCTTTAAATAGGCTCTAATAGGCTCAAAACAATTAACACAAACTAGCTTAGCTCTTTCTATTTGCTCTGCATTCATCTTATTAGAGATGCCATGTTTAACAGCTGTAGGAGAATTCTCAAATTCTGCCAGAGTTACATGAGGAGATAGATTCATTTTTTCTTACGAATATAAGACTTTTTCTTTAATGAGTCAACATCATGCTTCATCTTCTCTAGAGCTATCTCATTATCATGCTTTAGATCCTCCAGATACTGCTCTGCTTTTATATGCACAGCATCCTTTTTAGGCTTGACATACTCAGCTTTCTTAACTGGAGTAAACATGATGGCCACAGCAGCCACTAAACTAGTGATCAAATATACTTTATTCTCCATCTATCTTATCTTTGATTTCTTTCTGGAATACAATATCCTGAAGCAGTTTCTTATCTGCTCTCCTTTCCTCATCACAATCATCTATTCTCTTTTGCTGGATCTCTATCTCAGCCTCTTTATTGGAGATTATTACTCTTCCTAAGTAGATGATAGCAGTGATAGCTATAAAGAATATATAGCTGAAAGGAGATCTCAGAAAGGTCTTATAGTTTAGCTTAAATATAGGCTCTTGTGACATACTAAGTATTTCTACTTAATATGCAAACTTGTTCTAATATGTTTTATTCAATATGAAGATATCTGAAAATATACTATTCCCAGCATTATTACTTCCCCACTGCACAGTGATATTTAATGTATTTGAGATAGTAGTATCAAATGTAGTACTATTCACTGAGTTGAAAGCAAAGCCTTGTGTAGCTGCATTAGAAGTCTTTATATAGTGAAAAGTACCTAATGAGACTATAGAACCTACTCCAGCAGCTCCTAGAGCTCTTATAGTGAAATCTATATTTAAGGAGAATACATCATTTGTGATGTTAGTGATAGGTTGAGCTCCGCTGTCTAGTAGAATAACTGATCCTGTTTTCACTCTTATTCTTATAGTCTGATTATTTGCAGCAGTTAATACTCCAGCTATTACAGCTCTGAAGCTATCTCCTACACTGAATCCATTAGCTGGCACTGAAAGAGATCCTACTCCTCCATTTATTAAGGTAGTTTCTACATTAGTCCCAGTGATAGCTGTGCTATTAGCAGTCTGAGCAAAGAGTCCTATATTTGTAGTAGCTGCTGCTCCTGGAATAGTGACTACTGTCTCTCCTCCAGTATCTGCTGCTGTTACTCCAGTTCCTGTGAACTTAAGTACATTCCTCTGAGTGAGAGCTGTATTCTCTTCTTTTACTGTAGTATATGACTGATTTGTCACATTTATAGTAGTTACTGCCATCTTATAAGTTTATATTTATTGTATTATTTGTATCTGTAGGCTGAGAGAAGCTGTCCACTAGCACTCCATTAACATATAGATCATAGTTAGTGTATGGATCTCCACATCCAGAAGAGGAAGGAAAGCCATTCTCAAAGTCATAGTTATCATATGGAATATCACACCAGTCTGATTCATTAAAGATATCACAGCTTAAGGCCATAGTCCATCCAGCCACTACATCATGACCTTGCTCTATAAAGGGATCTGTACTCAGTGAAGTAGCTAGATCCATAAACTCAGTGAATCTATACTGTCTCATTGTGACATTTATATCATTGAGAATAGATAAGCAGTCTGAATGCACTTCATTGATTTGCCTGTACTCTTGTTTATTGTACTTATCACAGATAGTCACTACAGCATTCACAGTGACACTGCTCTCATTTATGCTTCCAGGCTGAAGAGTAACGACCATTAAAGGATACTGCACAGCATCTCTGGAGATCGCATCATAGAAATCTCCCTGGAAGAAACTACCGTTTAATTGCCTGTGCTGTACTGCTATCTCTTCTAGCTCCCTCATGAGCTGGTTTAGAGTTCTTTCCATTCTCTAAATATTTCTTTAGTTTATCAAGTTGTTTCTGTGATACCTTAAACTTCATACTATCCATCCTGTAGGAGTATATCCTGTTCTATCTTTAGTCATATTCTCATTACAGCTAGTGCTGTTTGTATCAATGTATTCCGGGAACATCTGGCCATTATCATCTTTAAGATATCCTATCAGCCTCTGTTTGTAGAATTGTGCATCCTTTCTGAGATGATCTCTGAGTACATTGGTATTCTCATCAGTATTAGCTGTGAGATATTCATCCTGTCCTCTTCCTACTGCTTTATTAGTTAGCTTCTCATTGAGTAGCACAGCACATCTGTAGTCTACATAGGCCACTAAGCAAGGTAGTACATAGTCATTCATTAGAGTGACATAGTTAGGATCTGTCCAGTCGTTATTCTGCACCCTTAATAAGAGAGCTTTGTACAAAGGAGTTCCTGTAGCTGGCTGTATACTCATATCCTGAGTTCTCTTGATAGCCACTGCCAGGATCTTAGTATCTGTATTAGGATGTATTAATCCTAATTTTTTTAAGTTTTCTACTGATATTAGATAATTCATGATCTCTTAATTACTAGTTGCTGATTCCATATATGTCTACAATATGGAGTAGATACTCCAGTCTCTGGATTAGTATACCATCCTCCTCTATATCTCCATACATCTCTATCTACTCTCAAGCTAATTGCTTCTATCTCTTGTCTAGAATACAGCCTATTGAGATCCATTAACCTCTCACAGAAAGGCCTTGAAGTAGTTTTCACTGGAGGCACATCTGTTCTAGTCAGATAAGAATATCTCACTTCATACTGAGAGATAGGAGCTTCTATATTCTCCAGGACATTCTCTCCTAGTGATGTTAGCTCTCCAGTCTTATAGATATCTAAAGTGACAAGCTTGTCTATCACTTGAGCTACCTCTCCTATAGTTTTACCAGTAGCCTCTGCTATAGCTGGACCATCCTGTCCATCCTTGAGCAAAGCTAAGATATTTTTATCTAGATCTCCTAGCTGTACTACTAGCTCTCCTACAGTTGCAAAGATCATGCTCTCATTAGAGAATACATCAGCTGAAGGAGTATCCCATTCGATAGGAGTGCTCTTGATTATTCTGTACTCACTAGCATCAGATCCATACTCAGCAAAGATTTGAAGCTCATCTACGCTGAATGAATGATCCTTGCTGCAAGCTGAGAGCATCTGTGAAGGAAGTCCTACTATCTTTCTAGCCTGTGCTTCATCTATTGTAGGGAATGAGGCCATAATTATCTGGAGAGCACTATCTTGACTAATTAAGCCTTCTTTTATTTTGCTTGCTATACTTACAAGTGATGATATATGAGAAGCTTCCATCTTGATAGTATCATCACTAGCTTGTACTGGAGTACTTTCCACAGCTGGAGCTTCAGTACCCTTGATAGGAGATACATCTACCAGCTTAAGCTGTGCTATAGTGCCTGAGAGCTTAGCCATGTAATTAATCATCCATTCAATCTGCTTCTGTCTAGAGTTTACATAAGTCATCTTATAGATTTCAAAGAGATCAGCTGTCTCTGCTGCATTGAAGCTTCCTGTAGGAGCTATTCCAAAGAGTGATGGAGCTACTACTGAATGTGCTACTAGTATATTTTGCTGAACTGATTTCTCAGTCATAGCATATCTCTCATCAAGATCATTCCCAGTTAAGCTTAAAACTGTAGGAGCATCTTGAGTGCCATTGGAGAAAGTGATGATTATCTCTCCAGCATCCTCTACTGACTGAGTCCTTCCTTTAATCTGCTCCTTGATTCTTCTCTCCTCCTCAGCTGTTTCTGGCTCTCCAGATGCTAAGTTTATCAATGTGCCAGCCTTGAATCCATTCTGTATCTCATACATATGGAATTTAGATATGTCTACATCTGTCTGAATAGCTGTGATTCCTCCCACATATGGAGGCTTAGGATAGATTCCCTTCTCATCTTTAGCCTGTTTAGCTGGCTCTTTGTAATAGATGAAGAATGATCCATCTCTATTGCCCTCATTTAATGCTGGAAGAGCTCTATAGTTAGTATCTTCTGGAGTCTGTCTCATAGCACTCCAGTCATCAGATAAGAATAGTGTTCTCTCATCCTCAGAAAGTCTGCCCATATCTACAGGAATGTACTCCCATTTAGCCACAGCAGATCCTTCTCTATTCCATGTACCTTTGACACACATTCCACCAAAGAGCTCGAAGTCAAAAGTTAACCTTTGTACTATCTCATTCATGTCAAAATCACTGAAGCTATTAGCTAGAAACTTAGTAGCATCTCCAGATACAACTTCTAGACCTCCTCCAGAGATATAGAATGTTTTATTTTTTAGTATTCCCTGGTGCCATGCACTGCCATGAAGGAGCTCTATAAGAAAGAAAGGATAATCATTCTTAACTCCCCACTTCATAAAGCCTCTCTGCTTATCCTTTTGTTCAATAGGCTTAACATATTGCTTTGACATGGACACTGAGATCATTTTCTTATTCATATATATAAGATGTTGGTAGTATTGTATATTCATTTGAAGGAGAATCTGACTCATATACATGAGCTCTTCCTTCCTCTACAAGTCCCTGAGATAAATCTGGATCTAGATTCACGCTGGAAGTTTGCTGATAGATCTTATAAGTATAGAAACCATTATAAGGAAAGGTCACATCTACTCCATCAGTGATGATGAATTCATCATATCTAGGTATCCCAGTGCTGATGTTAGGCAGTATACAGAATACTTCATCCCCACTCTGCTCCTCAATAAACTGAAAGAGATAGTTAGGAGATGCTATTGTAGTCAGTTCCGACACTGTCACTATCAATGTGCTTGCTTGATTTCTTTCTATCCTTAGCATCTGCTTTTATTAATACTGGTTTATCTATTTCAAATATATTGTAAAGGCCAGCTGAGAGATATTCTTCCTCTCTTCCCTCCTCAATAGTGTACCACTTACTGAGAATTCCTCCTTTGACTTTAGATCCTATTAATTCTTTCTTTATTTTCATGGCTCTAATTTACAAAAAAAAAGGAAGGGATATACTTCCCTCCCCTTTCTATTTATGACAAGGCAGAATTAAACTGCTGGAGATTGCTGTGTCAATAGCGTAGTGATGATTCCATCAGCTACATCTGGCACCTCATTATTTTCCATTCCATTCAATACTATGACATGACCTTGACGATCAGACTTAAGCACTCCTGAAGTGTACTCATTAGCATCAGCAACTTGTAGACCTTCCTCAAGTCCTAAAGCTACCCATGTACCATTTGCTTTCTCTACAAAACAAATAACTTCATTCTGTGCTAGCAGATGGATTTCTGATCTTAATTCTTTTGTATCAGAAGCTAAGATCATGCTCAAGCTGTGATTATACCACAAAGTTCCGTTGTCCTTGTTAACTTGAACTGGAGCAGTATAGCTTGATAGATTTGATTTTAATTTATAGTAGAATACTTCTCCACTTACAGTGATAGCAGTTATCTCATTATTAGAGATAGTCACTCCAGAAGCATTCCCTAAAGGAAATAATAGAACAGATTTGATACCCCCTTTGCCGTTGGTACAAGTTCTGTCATTATATCCGCTGGTCATATTACAGCTCATCTTCTATTCTATTTAAAATGTTATAAAAATAGGGGAGAGAGATTACTCCCCCCCCATTGGTTATCTTAGTTAGGAGATCCAGTTCCATTCCATACTCCGATCTGATCTAGGAAAGGTACTTGTACCCCAGCTCTAAACTTAGATCTGATATAGATCACATCATCATCTTGAGAATACCACAATTCATAGTTTTCAAAATCAGAAGATAAGTCAGTACCAAAGTAGAAGTGTGAAGCTCTTCCTGTATAGATGTTATCTAGACCATTCAATCCTGGTACTTTTACCACTCTCATGTTAGTACCTGGTACTAAGCACTCATCCATGTTAGCAATAGTCTCAGGAGAATAGTGATAGAAATTTTGATCTACTAGATCCTTCAATAAATAGTTGAAGTTCTCACGGCCTGTGAAGCAGATGAAATCTCCTTGTTCAGCTATGTTAGCTGGAGTATTGATAAAGCACTCATAGAATACATCAAAAGCATTACCAGCATTGATAGAAGCAGTAGATGAAGTATTCAAGTCTACACATCCATTAGCTACAGTTAAGAATTGACGATATCCATTCATCCACTGCAAGTTACCAGTACCTGTAGCTTTGTTACCTTGCCAGATCAATTTGTCTAATTCAATAGCATGAAGTTTCAATAAGTAGTCAGTGATCTGTGCTTCAAATGGAAGAGACTGATCTTCTGCCATAGCTCCAGGACGTAAAGCTAACTGAGTCCAGAATCCAGCTAGATCCTTTTGACAGAATCTCTTCATGTATCCTAAAGTCTCAACAGCTATAGCTCTATCAGTGAATACTGTATCTCCTTCTGGAGTCATCTCACAGTCACCAGCTTGATAGACGATAGAATCATCCATTAGCTTTAATTCCTCAGATCCTTTGATCCCTTCTTGAATTGTAATATATCCTAAGGTCTTAGCCTCAGTAACTGATCTTACGATCAAGTCTTCTCTTTGCTCATCTACATATGCACCTAATCCAGATACATCATAGTCAAATTTTTGGGAGATAAATTTCTTTAAGCTCATTTTATTTCATTTGATTTTTTAAAAATATTTGTCTGGATGTCAGGGATCCAGTAACCCTTGCAAACTTCTCAGCTTCCTTAACATCATTAGATGGAGCTGCTTTGAAAGTATCGAATTCACCTCTTAAAGCAGATATCTCATTCTTCATAGACTCATTGTCTTTAGCTATAGCTGTGAACATCTCTCCAAAGTTTCCGATCACCTCAGATAGTGCATCAAGCTTAGCAAAAAGTTCAGAATCATCTTTAGAATCTTCCATCTCTTCAGCTGAAGTTGTTTCATTAATCTTAGTAACTACAGCACTAGCTACATCATAAGCCTTATCCATGTCTAGACCTAGCTCAGAAGCTATGATTTCAGTTACTGCCTCTAGTACTGCTGGAAGCTCTTCAGAGCTCACTGCTTCAAAATCAGAGTCAGTCTGTACTACATCACCTCCTTCTCTCTCATCTATTAGTTCTACTATGAAGCCATCAGCATCTACTACTACAGATACGCCTTCCATGTCTCCTCCTAGTGCATGAGTACCCTCTGGAGCTTGAATCTGCTCTCCATCTTGTACCACATACAGCTTAGATCCTACAGCAAGATCACCATCATAAGCTACTACAGTGCCATCTTTAAGCACTGCCTCTCCAAATGCTTCAGCCTTAGCAGAGAATAGATCCTTAATGGAAGCTATTTGCTTAAGTACTTCATTAAATTTTTCAGTCATTTGTTTTGATTTTAATTATTATGTTTGTTTGTTCTAAAATTTTATAGCCTCTGCTTCTGTATTCTCTTTAATAAGCTCTATCTGCTCTGCATTATTGTCTATATGCTTATCTATTCTGAGACGTTTTACTGTTTGCCACTTGTCTCTACCTCCAGTGAAGTATACATTCTCTCTAGGAATACCTAATCTCTTAGCCATCTCATAGACTGGAGCTCCATTTGTTTGCTGTCTAGCTGTAATTATGAAGACATTATCTCCAGCTGCTATGTATCTAGAAGCCATCTGCTGGCCTTTAGGAGTAGTTAGTGTATCATCATAGTCAAAGCTTACTCTGACCTTAGCAAATTTATCACTGGAAGCCTCTAATTCTCCTAGCTCTTTGAGTTTACTCTCTGCCCATCTCTTACCAGCAAGGCCTCCCCACAGAAGATAGGAGATAGTCCCACAGGCTGTAGTATTATTCTCATCATAGTACTCCTCAGCTCTTGAAAGATAGCTGTACATTCTTTTAATAGTCTCTAGAGATACATTCTCTTTCTGTGCTAACTGCTGAGCTCTTACTTTGCCTACCTGAGTAGCACACTTATTCCCGTTATTCTCATTTAATTCTATGCCTCTCTTAGCATTATTGCTAACAGCATCTGGATAATCATTATAGAATTTAAGGCTGTCCTGTACTTTCTTAAGCTCTAAAGATATAGCACTCCACATCTTATCCTCTATGCTCATATCTGTTTCCTCTAGCTGGAATACTCCTTCCACTGAGAAGCCTGTCCACTCTCCAGCCTCAGCCTTAGCAAAGATCTCATCACTAACTTTGTAGCTTACTATCCAGCTTCCATCATTTGCATCCTTAAATCTCTCTGGAGCTGTGAATCCTTTCTCCTCATCTATCTGATAGCTGTGGATCATGTAGGCATCATCCAGTATTTTCTTAGATGAATGATCTAAATTCATATTATTGAAGTTGCCTCTCCTGGCATAGTCAAATATGATATCCTTTATAGCTTGCTTAGTGAATACTACATAGTATTCCTCTCTGCTTCTATCATCATATCTATAGATAGGAGTATCTGCTGATATTGCTACTCCAGTGATTACATTCTCCACTTTATTAAAGTGAAATCTCTTCTGATTATTAAACAGCTGGAAGCTTAGCTCATGAGCTGGATCTAATACCATGGAATTCATAGAGACAGTAGTCTCTGGATTATTGAGATCTATAGAAATCTCATATATAGGAAGATTCTTAATCATACGTTATATTATGTATATTTGTTCTATGGTTTATGTCTATCCATACATTAGAGCTAATCATGATCTGGATATCAAGCTCTCTATTAAGTCAGTGCTTCTAGCAGATCCTAAAGCTCAGATCTTTACTATAGGAGATAGAGTGACTGAAGCTGATTGCATCAAGCATAAAAAGTCATTAGCTCATAGAGGCTGTGATGTGACAGATAAGATCTTACTCTTTGCTAAGGAGATCGGAGGAGATTTCATCTATATGAATGATGATTTTTTCATTAATCAAAACTTTAATCCTGGAAGATCTATATTCAATGGACAGCTTGAAGTCAATAGCACTCATGCTCCACATTATCAGCAAGCTGCACAGAATACTCTAGGCTTTCTCCAATTCAATGAATTCCCTATTAATAACTATGAATGTCATCAGCCTATGATGTTTAATTCTAAGATGTTAATAGAGTTATTCAATAGCATTGACTGGAAAGATCATAACCATTTTATAAAGTCTCTATACTGGAATGTATATGCTCTTCCATCTATTCCAGGGACTAACTTAAAACTGAATGATCCTAAGATAAACATGGCAGAGAGATTCCTTAATGATTTCGGCTGCTTCTCTATAGGAGATGGATTCAAGCTTAAAACTGGAATGAACTTCCTTAATAAGTTGACAGCTGCTCCTGGACAGATACCTTATTCTGAGTAGTAGTGATATCACTTTCTAATACATATACTTTATTCATTACAGGCTGACCAGTTCCTCCCTGTCCTAGCACATCACTTAGATTAGTTTGCTGAGTATTAGTATTAGCTGCTGTGAATGTACTTGCTCCAGCTCCAGTCATTGATCCAGCACTTCCTCCAGCCATTGAAGGAGGAGCTGCACTCTTATACTGAGTAGATGCTACTGCTGCTGCTTGTGCTACTCCTGTAGCTAGTGCAAATGCTGAGAAAGGAAGTCCGAATGTAGTAGGAGATGCAGCTACTGATTTAACTATAGCACTGGCTGTATCAATAGCTATCTGTGCTATCTTGAATGCCTTATCTCTCTCGAATTGTTGTTTCTTTAGCTTATCCTCTTCCTGGAATGCTTTGAGATCAGCTTGATATCTTAGCTTATTATACTTCTCATCTATAGCTTTTCTCTGCTCCTCAGTTAGTGCAGTATTGGCCAGCTCCTCTGCTTGCTGTTTATCATAGATAGACTTCTGCTCCTCTGCTTGAGCTTGTGCTTCTGCTATCTGATTCTCTTGAGCTTGATTAATAGCTGCATTGATAGCTGATAAACTATCAAGAGCTCCCTGTGTTATCTCTATTGCTTTCTCTGCCCTAGCTACTTTGCTCTCAAATAAAGCTTTATCTGCATCCTCTTCTATTTTTTTTCTAGCATCTACTACTTCCTGAAGCTTAGCATTGTATTCATTCTCTAATACTAGCTGAGCATTCATGTACTGCTCTTGAGTAATCACTCCAGCTGCTAGTCCTTCAGCTAGTGCCTTAGCTTGATCCTCTTGAGATCTCTCTAAGTCTAGAACTTGCTGATCTAGATCATCAGAGACTATGTCTTGATAAGCTTGAAGTAGATCTTTTTTAGTCTGATCTGTTTCTTTTTGTGCTGCTATAGCTTCCTCATTATATTTCTTAGTGATTTCTAAGAGTGCTGCTGTCCTTGCTTGCTCCAGGATCTTAGTATCCTGTCCATATTCCTTAGCTCTTTGTATCAATACAAAATATTTATCTAGAACTGCATTAGTCTCTTGCTCTTGAGCACTCAATAAACTATCTTGATACTCACTTTCTGTTTGCTGTATCTGTAATAAATACTCTTGTTGAAGCTTTAATAAGTTAGCAAGCCTGTCTCTTTCTATTTTTGCTGCCTCTTCAGCTGCTCTTTTAGCCTCTTCTGCTGCTTTCTCTGCTTTTCTCCTACGTTCCTCAGCTGCTTTCTCTCTTTTTTTCCTTGCTTCCTCTCTAGCTTTCTCTGCTTTCTCCGCTGCTTCAGCTGCCATGTTCTTAGCTGTCTCAGATTGGGATGCTATTCCAGCATCTTTCTCTCTATTTGTTGCTGATTCTAGTAATCTCTGCCCCTCTTTCTGGTATGCAGCTATTCTTTTATTAGATCCTTCCTCTATGTTTGCTGTGAGCTCTTCATTCACTGCTTTTCTTACCTTAGCAGATCTATTGAATTCCTCATCCCCAGTAGCCACATACTCAGCTACATCTGCTGCTGTACCTACTAGTTTAGAAAAATAATCTAATCCAGCATCTTGTTCTACTTGTAGCTTCTGCTTAAAGGCCTCTGCACTTTCCTTAGCAGCTAAAGAGAATAATTCCTGAGCTTGAGCTCTCTCAGCTGTAGACTTTATGAATGCATCTTTCTTATCTAGATATATCTGCTCAGCTTCATTCAAAGATGTAGCAGCTCCTAATGAATCTCCTAGAGTATCATTATAGAATTGTAGTGCTTCCTCCTTAGAAATCACTCCTTTCTCAGCCAGTGCGAACTGTGCTTCCATCTCAGAAGTTTTCTGAGTAGCTTCCTCTGCTCCTTTAGCGTATGCATCCATGCTGGCATCTAGTGCTCTCTGAGATTCACTTGTCAGTCCTATTGCATCAGTTAAGCTCTGGAAGTTACTTATCAAGGCCACTATACCAATGATTAGAGCTCCTATTCCTGTAGCTGCCATAGCTACTCTCAATCCTTTAAGTGCTCCAGTACTTTCTCCTACTACTACAGAATATGCTTTCTCATAGAAGGATCTTAGTTTTATTCCTAGTACTGAGTCAGTATTGAGTTTATTTGCTACTGTAGTAGCTGCATTAACTAATCCCTGTACAGCTTGTAGCTTGACCATAGTCTGCATGAGTGCCTCACTCTCTACTCCAGTCAAAGCCACTGCACTCTCAAATCCCTGGAATACTGCTGCTCCTGTTTCTACTCCAGCTAGTGCTGTATCAAGTCCTACAAAGTCAGAAGATAGAGCTGTAGTTGCTGCCTTGAGATCTCCTATTGTATCCTTTAATTGAGATGCACTCTGTATAGCTTGCTGGCCTATAGGAGATTCCATTCCAGCCTGAGCTGCTATGTTCTGATATTCCTTCATGACTTGAGTCATTTGTCTCATAGTCAGACCTCCAGCCTCTACTCTAGCATTAAGCTCTTGAAGTCTAGCATCAAAGGAATCTATCCCAGTGCCACTGGAAGCAGTTTGCTGCACCTCTTGAATGTCTTTATTCAAGTTCTGCACAGCAGCATCAAAGCTCTGCACATCCTTAACACTATTACCAGTGTTAACTCTTAGCGTGAATACTGCTTCCTTATTTGCCATCTTAGAATATTATTTCTATAGTCCCTCCAGATATAGTTACTGATTTCATGAATGCTCCATCCCTTGCAGCTATTGTAGCTCCAGCCTTGATAGCTGATCTAGCATCACTAATATACTTAGATACAGCACTTTCTCTAGTTACACTATCTGTGATTCCTGTGATAGTTGCATCAGTTATCAATTTAAACGCTTGAAATCTGCCAGTAAAAGTACCAGCTCCCACTTGCAAAAATGATCCTTTTTTGTAATCCATCTTAGTTAAATAATTGAGTTATAAAATCATATATATCATTATAAGCTACTCCATCTATGGTGAAGCTTAGATCCAGGAGAATGATACCTCCATCAGTTCCTACAAATACCTGAGAAGAGCTAACTATCTGATAAGATACTAGATCTGGCTCCTCAGTGTGAATACTATCGAACTGCTCAAATATATAGCTCTTGTTATTCATAACAAAGCCATTATTTATCTTAATTAAATTATTCATATATAGTCGCATGAGCAAATTGTACTACACTAGTATCTCCTGTATTACCTAGCTGGAGTGCAAATATTAAATAATTATCTGAAGCTTCATTCACTGTCAGTACACTATTAGCTCCAGTATTGACATAGTCAGTTCCTACTACAGCTCCTGAGTTCATTACTGTCCACTGATTAGATGAAGTATTACAGAAGATACTTCTAATACCTTGAGAGATATAATTACTAACAGTTAAAGTAGGAATAGTAGCTAATAAAGTAGCTCCACTTAGTGAATTACTAGTATTGACATAAACATCTGGAGTAATACCTCCAGCTGTACCACTAACTCTAATAGCTCTCCATGTTATTTCTATTACAGTTGTAGCTGTCAAAGTATTAGCTGGAATCAATATGCTAGCAGAGATAGTCTTAGTCAAAGTGCCTGTGACATTAGATCCAGTAACCATATCTATAGTCCTAGGATTACTAGGTATTGCAGCCTTAAAATTTGAAAAAGGAATTCTCCTGGAGTCATATCCTCCTACTCCATTATCTCTAGAGATCTCTAATAGATCCCCATTCTGCATAGTTGTCGCTAAAGTTAGCTGTGATATTTTCTTTGCCATTATTCTGTCCTTCTTTTATCTATTCCATCCTCAGTCTCTCTATCTATTCCATCCTCTGTACGTCTTATATCTAGTCTTTCAAATGGATTAAAAGGAATAGCTGGAGTATTCGTTCCTATACTATCTCCTTCTAATATGCGAATCAGTTCTATTTTTGTAGTATCTAATTTAGTGCTGTCATAGTCAGATACTTTCTGAAGCCTGTATACTACTCCATCAATGTTAATAAGTTTCTTAAAATCAAGCACATTAATCAAAGCAGCATCTAGCTTCACTGATAGATCTACTTTCTTTCCAAATGGAGAGATGATCTCCTTAAGGAATTTCTCATGATAGTTGTATAAGTTATTGGTAGTATAGCTTGCTGTCTGCCAGTATACAAAGTATGGAGCTCCCCAGTTGAAATCAAATGTCGGAGCTGTGAGTGAGTCTAGATGTCCTACATATGGATATGTAGTATTAAGATATGCAGTCCCTAGCTCATCCACATGATACCAGTCTCCTGTAGTCATTGGTCCTAGCTGTACCAGGAAAGGCTTTCCTTTCTTATACACTACTTCACTGCTTCCATCCTCATTGAATTTCACTTGAAAAGTTCTAGGTACTATGAGATCTGTGTATGTCGTTTCATTAAATGGAATCTTAACAAGGAGCTTCTGTGCAAATGGTAGCTTGAATGTAGTATCTCCTGTAGCAAACTGATTCTGAGACTGGATCAGAAAACTTCCATACTGCTTATCCACATCATTGAGATATTCTCCATTGAAGTAATCATCATCACTCTCAAATTGAAACACATAATTTTTACTAGCATAGTTTATAGTAGGAGTCACTGTTATTTCTTTAGATCTATCTACTATCTCAGTCCATACTAAGGCCTGGCTTGAATCATCATAGAAATCATTCAGAGGCTCTATCTCCATGATCTGAGGATCATCCACTGATGGCTTAACGTATAAATTGAAAGCTGTGATTATTCCCTTGAAGAATGTAGCACAGTCCATATCTGGAAGGAAAGGAGTCAGAGATATTGTGCCCCCTGGAGTAAACTCCTGTACTGTCTTAACTATATCAAGCTGAGAAGTCAAAGCCTCTATTGTAGTATCTATACTAGATAAACCATTCAACCCATTCCCTAATATCTGTGAAGATATTTGAGTATAAACTACCTTGAATGTTAGTGTATCATTGATAAGTAGATTAATATTTCTATTGTAGTTGAAGCTTATAGTAGTAGCTATATTAGCTGAAGCTCCATTGAATGAATCAAAGTATACTATATCATCAGAAATGAGAATATTATTCTTATACACTAGAAGCTTGACATTCCAGTCTCCATATACTAGATAGCTGATAGCATTGGGAGCTGTAAATGTGAAATTTACATCATGATCTCCATAGTAGTTAATATTGAAAAGTCCCTCAGATGCTGCTGTGAATCTCATCGGAGTTAACAGATCTACCTGGTTTAAATTATCCTGTACTATAGTTACATCTAAATTATCTTGTACACTAGTATCTGGAAGATATGCTATAGCATTCCCAATGGCACTAACAAGAGTACTTATTATAAATCCATTTGTATTATTTTGCTCAGCTGTATATGCACTATCATTCAAGCTTTGAGCACTATCAATGGTAGGAAGATCTCCTCCTCCCCATGCTAGAAGCATCCTTTTAAATCTCTGAGATTCTAGAAAGTTGCTGCTCCATGATATCTCTGCATATTCAAAAGCTTTCTTTAGTACCTCATAGCAGTGAACTTGAGGAAGGATCTGATCTACATCAAAGTAATCTGGAGCAGTCCTAGAATATCCATAGTCTATAAGTCCATAGTAGTATCCAGTGCCATCCCAATCTGGAGATGTATATACACTAACAGGAGATCCATTGTACTGTACTATTCCATCCCAGCTATCTATCTGAGACTGTCTAGTGAATGCATGATCATACTCAGTCCAGCCTAGCTCATTAACCTTGATCTTTGCTAGCCTTGATATATAGTCTATGCTCTCAGATATCAGAATGATATTAAAGCTCCATGTACCATTCAGAAGTACACACTCCTGAAGCTGGCACACTCCTTGAAACTGAAGTATACCTTCATCATAGTATCTGGCCTCAGCTTTGACTGAAGGATCATAGTTAATAAACTGAGAGCTACTCACATCAGAAGTATCTGATATAGAAGTACTGAACACACTCAGCATCAGCTGATAGTTAGTCTTAGTGCCTGGAAGACTGATAGTCTTAGAGTTATTCCCTTTCCTAGAGCTGAGATCCTTAATATCTGAGATATTATAAGTCAGAGGGAAAGGAATCCTTTGATCTAAGTCTACTAGAATATTATTGATATATAGCTCCATCAGAGTAATTGACTATTACTAATATACGTTTTTTCTATCAATACAGCTTCCTGTATTAAGCCATCTTTCTTCCTTTGCTTCAGTAAATAATTAGCATTAGTCACATTAACAAGTTCTAGAGTAGCATCTGACTGCTGGATATAAACTTGAGGAGATTCATAGAGCTCTCTTACTAACCAGTTCTGCACTCTTTCCTTCATCCAGTCAGAGTTAAGCAGTAATTTATCCACAGATCTCTTATGATAAGTCCTAGTCATTCCTTTTGATAGATTATATTTATAACCTATTCCATCCCATTCTCCAGGCTCTCCTTCATATCTGGAGGAAGTTACATCTGTGCTATCTTGAGATAAGAGCTTAAATGTATAGCTATCCCATACTCCGAACTTATTTAACCATGTTAATCTCACAGGATCATATCTAGTGCAGTCATGATCCATATATAGCCAGTATATCTCAGTATTAGAAGCTCCAGCATAATCTATATAAACGTAGTAATTATAGCACTGATCAAAATCATTCTGAGTAATTATAGTATTAGCCACTATTATCTGAGGAGCTATGTTAATCAATATAAAATCAGTACTAAATGTAGGAAAGAAAGTATCTGTGGCTATACTATTCCCAGATATATCAAGTAACTCAATGACTAGAGAATAAGTTCCAGCTGGTACTGGAGTGCTTATGAATGATCCTAAATATAGATTCTCATCATATCTCACATACTGCTTCTCACTTCTAGGAAAGTTAGTCAGAAATAAGCTGCCTTGAGTTATTGAAGGATCATATATTGTATAGTCCCAGTTAATAAAATTAGGATATCTCAATGATCCATTGAATAACTTCAGTGTAGTACTGGTATCACTCGCTTGATTGATAGGAGGAGTGCCATATTTTTCATAGACTACTATAGCATATTCTGTGATAGCATTAGTGTAATCTTGTTCTATTGAACTTGAAACAATAAGAGAATTAACATAAGTCTTAAGTATTCCAGATACATCTATCCTACCATTATCCCCACTCTCAGGAAAGATAGTATGTGCTGAATGAAAGGAGCTGTTAATATATACCTCTACATAGAAGCTGAAGTTAGGCTGTCCTGTCTGATCACTATCAAAGGTGAATGTCAAATAGTTGCCAGCTGGAGATATTAACTGAGGCTGAGTGTTTATAGTTACTGCCATTTTTCTGTATTCTTATTGAATTTAACTTCAAACATCAAACCAGTGACCTCTGCCAGATCTGATGCTATTCTCTCTAGCACTTGATCAGTCATGACATTTGCTGTGATGTTCTTAGGCTTGATACCATATTTATGCTTAGTCACATATGCTGAAGCATAAGCATGAGAGAGATCATATCCTTTCCACTTCTGCAAAGCTATAGCATGACTCTTAGTTACATATGGAAGTCTGAATGAATAAGGAGTATTGAACTTAGCTCCATCTATAGAGCTCACTCCCTCATCTTGAAACTTATAGTAATCATCTGCCTGGATCTCAAAGCTCATAGCTCCAGTAGGAAAGTAAACTACTGACTGAGCTAGTGCTCCAGTATTAGATACATTATTCTGAATATATGTCTTAAAGTCTTGAGTGACTTGATTAGCTATTGAGAGAATAA